AATAGATTCAAATGCTTGATTCTTAAAATGATTTGCTAATTGAATTCTAGACATTAATCTATTTGTTTGTTCTAGATTTAATGTTTGATAATGATTAAAGTTTGTAGCATTTTCTGTATTTGTAATAGAAGTATCTAATGGCATCATACCAAAATCTTTCATTGCTACATATGCCTTAGCATAATTATTTTTGCCCCAATCTTCTCCCATACCATGACGTGGTAAAGCATTTTGATCAAACATAATAATTGTACCTAGTTCATCAACAAGTATATCTGCTATTTGATTATTTACCATATTGTAACCAACTTGGTAAGCTTTCATTAAATCTACTAATGATGTAGATCTAGTATTCCTATCAGAAAATACTCTACCTTCAACAGGTAGTTTACAACCGTATAAAGTTTTATCCCCTTTAAATTGAAAAGGTATTCTTCCTGGCTTTACTTTATCAATACCTAAATAAATAGGATCAACATTATTACCCATTTCAGAACGCCATCCTGTAGGAGAATTAGGACCTATTTTTACACCACCCCATACTTCATTAATCCAAATGTAATCTACATGCTCTCCTTCTAATAAATTTTCTTTTGTTTTATTTTTAATTAACGTAGTATCATATACAGGCTTCATTGAAACTTTAAATGTTTCATCTACTAATTCTTGCATAACAGTGCCATCTTTCTTTATACAAGTTAGATGTCCAACTTTTCTTTGTGTTTTCCAGTAAACAGTGGTTACACGCATGAGATCAGCTTCACCCCATTGCATAACATCTTCACCTTCATTTAAAATTGCACTTACTATATCACCGCCTCTAGCTGGATCATCTGACCAATTACTTATATATCTTCTAAAGTTTAAACTTGGAGCGTTTGTGTTCCAAGCATGTGATCTACTTGCATCATAATATGAACCGTCATTCTGATACCCATTAACTTGATACATAGAAGATCTAGCAGGATATATTTTGTTTAAAGACTTTAATTGTTTTTCATTCATCAAGTATCCATACTTATCAATAACATCTGACACAGTCATAAGATCCATCTTACCTGCATAGTTTGAATCAGATATATATCTTGTCTCTGGAGACTTTTGATAAAAAGTCAAAACAGGATTCCACAATTCTACGTCATAATCATCTTCTAACATTCTAAAATGCCAAAACTCTCTATCAGCAATAAGCATATCTCTGAAAGCTCTTTCTTCAAGTTCTTGCATTTTAAATCTTTCAACGTCTACATTCATTTGATGAGTAGCCCATTCTTCAACCATGCTTCTATAAGACTTGCTAAAAAAATCTTCTATTTGAGGTAGTGATTTAATTCTTTCTGGATCCATCATTTCCTGTGCTTCTTCAGAATCAGGATTTAGACCCATTTCTAACATCTTCATCAACTGTTTTTTTGATGCGTCTGCAAGTAAGTTCTCTTCTACTAAGGCTCTTTTTGATTCTAACATCTCATTGTATGATGTATCATCTACAGCCCTAAACTGAACTTTTGAAAATCTTTTTGAAAACTCTCCACTTAGTACATTAACTACATTTGGAATAATAGGATAAAACTTTAATTCAAGTGCTGACTCATCTTCTTTAGTTAAGACATCCATAAGATCTTTATGGTCATTGTCTTCCTCAATGATATAATCTTTTTTGTCTATAATACCTTTGGCAAGTTTATAGTTTTTTAATAGCTTTCTTGCATTCCTACGCAGGAATTCCATTCCTTGTAACTCAAGCCAATCTAAATTCCAAGCTGACCAGTCATCATTCTTTTTGTTAGCTGGTAAAAACTGGATTGGTTGTGTTAAGGATGAAGATACATGACCTCCCTCTTTTTTGGCTCCTGCCTTGAGTTGCATTGCATTAAATACTCTCATGCTATCTTATATTTTTAAATCCTGATCTTTTTTTGGTTCTTCCTATGCCTTTATTGCGTCCTAAATTTCTAAACGCACTATACTTTAATTTATACAAATTTTCTTGATTATCCAAGGATTTTGATGTTGATTCACGCCTTTTAAGGTATCCTCTATTGGATTGTTGGACTTTTGCAAAAGCTATTAGTGCAGAGAAGGCTACAAGTCTATCTACGTTGAGTCCAGGAAAATAAGCCAACATTTCTTTTAATAACATAGGATCTGGTATTCTTTCAACACCAAGCGTTTGACTAATGACTGAACCATTTATATCAGTCTCCTCATCAATCTGTTCTCTTATAAATTCTATTGCGTATGATATTAAATGATTTTTAAAAAGTGTTCCTGTATTCTTCCATCCATATTCTTGATATACTGTTCTGTTTGAACCAAGATCTTTTAAAAATAAAATTTGTTGTTTAGGCACTAACCATTTTTGTTTTCTTTTAGCAATCATATGCTGTATAAATAATGATATATTATTTTCTACAACAGTCCATGCTTTATACCATTCAATAATTTTTTCTAACTGCTCATGAGTTTTGTTTATATCATCATACCTACCACACCAAGCAGCAACAATTTTATCTTTCTCTATAATAGTTTCTATACCGTCTGGTGTCTCTCTTCTTATCTCAACAGGATTTTTATAAACAAATATACTACACAAAGAATCTGATGTAGTTGTTTTACCTTCTGATACAGGGTCAACAGAAGCATAATACATTCCAAAATCAGGATTTTTTATAGGTCTCTCCCATACAACTAGCACTCCTTCTTTGTTAGTAGCTTTTTTATCTACAGGAAACTTGCTGATAGGTAATCTGTTACTTCTTTTAGGTACTATACCTTCTTGTTCCCATTCTAATTCTATATGCTCATAACTATAATCTTTGTCAATTATCTTTCTCATTTGCTTTTGTAGTATACCTTGAGGGAATATAGATTGTTTCCTGTAAGCAAAAGCTTCTGCTATATTCATAGGCTTTTGAGAAATCCTTAGTTGAAACTGCTCAGGAGATAATTCTGACTTCCATCTTTTTCTTTCAATAATAATAGATTCAAGTGCTTCTTCTATTTTACTATTTCCAAAATCATCAATGTAAGGCGGCATTGACCACTGTTCTGGTATAAACAGACCTGCAAGTGCTGAAGTGCCGTCAGCGTCCATTAAATTAGTTTCTACAGCGTATATATCATTTACTGTAGGATTAAGGATCATTTCTTTCAGGGGATTGCATTGTTCCAGATCACCAACTGAACCAGCAGCTATAAACATACCAGTTGTCATCATACCTGAAGACATGGCAGGTCTAAGATATTCATAAGTATCCATCATCTTTGGAGCAATACCTGCTTCTTCATGAAAAAAGTAAGTTGTAGGTCCACCAACTCCAGTTGTTGCATTCTTTTCAAATGATGCTCCTTGAATCTTTGATTTTAAACCACGGGCTGTTTTTCTATTGTTTACACGGACTTCAATCTTTTGTTCCCATAGTAAAACTTTTTCCGGTGTTGATGGTCTATACCAAGCTGTGTGTTCATTGAGAAATGTTTTGTACTCATCTAAAAACTTCCAAGAACCTTTATCATTTATATAATCTTTTAGTGATGCACCTATCTTACACACAGAACCTTCTTCAAACCAATAAGTATTTATAACCTTGGCCATATGAAAATATGATGATGCTATCTGACGTTTCTTTAATATTGCACAGTGTTTATTATTAAGCTCTGCTAATATTTCATACAAAGCCATATGGTACTGTGCATCTCTTACTTTTGCAAAACCATATTTTTTTTCTTCTTTATCATATATAGGCAAAAAATTAAGCCACATATAATAATCTCTAGTTATAAACCAAGTCTTTTTATTTACTGTGTATATTACACCATTTCTGCATTTGTTTTTTTGATCATCCCAATATGCCATGAAGTCTTTAGACCTAAAAGGAGAACCACAATAAAATCCATCTTTATTAAATCTGCGTGCTTCTGCATTAAACAAAAAAGCAGTTTCATTAAAATCATATTTGCCTGGTTCAGAAAAAATAGATAATACAAATTTGGCTAAGTCTTCTTCAGACTTAAATTCTGTGGTAGTCCACTCTCCATCTTTGTATGTTGGGATAGATTTACTCATCAACTAAAACAGCAAATATATCACCTGCTGCTATTAGTAAGTGATCTTCTCCTTCATGTTTCATTTTGGTAGGTAATGCATAGTCTGCATATTGTATACAATCACCTACTTTTACCTCATCAACTTCTTTACCTACTGCAATAACATGACCTTTTAGTTCATCTTGTCTTTGACTTTCTGGTATCATAATGCTTGTTCCTGCAAAATATGCAGCTGCATCTTTCTTTTTGATAAGTACTCTTTTACCTACTGGTATTACTTTGGTTTTCATAATTTAAATTTAATTTACATTTGATCATAAGCAAGACCTTGTCCTCCACGGACTGAACTTTCTTGCTCAGATTTCATATCAGTAAATGCTCCTTTATATGATTGTCTAATTTGTTCAAACTTTGAAGCAGCGTTTACCATTGAGTTAATATTACCATCTCTTCCATGCTCTATTTGTGTGACTTCCATGTACTTAGCAAGTCTATCAAGCATAGATTTGATACCTACGTATGCTCTATACGTTGGTGTTTCATATAATTTTTTACACATATCCAATGCATATCTAATTTTAGAGTCTTCTGTAGACTCTTCTAATTCTATTTCTTCAATTATTATATCTTCTTTTTCATGCTCAGGTAAATTAAAAAAAGGATTTAAATCTGGATTAGGGCATGACATATAAAACAAATATTGATATACTTGCATATATGTATCAGGATAAGTTTTCATTATTTCTTTTAAAAACTTTATTGTATAGCAATGTTCTGTGGGTACTGCTTTGCCATTTTGTATATCAAATATTCTAACAATCATAATTATGGATATATTTCTTCAAATTCACTACACACAATTGGCCAACCAGTTTGAACAAATCCATTAATCACTCTAATTGAATGAGTTGGTGCAGTTCCTGTCAGTGTGACACCGTAATAGCCATCACTTAATAATGTAGTACCATCATTTAAAAATACTTTATTACCTGCTGCTGGTAAACTACCTGTTGTACCATTATGCTTATAAGTTTGATTTGCAGTACCAGAACATGCTCCATTAAAATTTTTAACAATAGTTGAAGTGTATGTTACTGTACCTGTATTACCAGAACCTGTATTACCTCCTTGGTTACCATTACCTTGTCCTCCTCCTTGGTCAACTGTTTCACCACTACCTACTGTAACAGGAGAATATGCATTTTCATTCATAATTGCTACAAGTTGAGAGTAAGGTTGTTTGACTGTAACAAAACCAGCGCCATCTTTTAAAAAAATTTCATGAACACCATCAACCCATGATGCTGTTGCTTGGTGCCAGTATGGCCTTATCATTGAAATAAGTTCTGAATGAATGGTCATTTCTTTTGGATAATCACATACTACTTTTTTATGTCCATTATTATCTATTTGAAGATAAGGTACTATAGTCATTAATGTTATTTTAGGCATTTTTGTTTTCTTTGAGCCATTTAATAAGTTGAACTACTTCATCCTTAAGATATGGCAGATTATACATTTTTATATCTTCTATTACTGGTTCACCATCTACGTGTTCATTGATAGGATAACCATTAGAATCTGTTCCAACTTGTTTAAATTTAACATGTTGAATTTTAAGATTTCCAACCTTTAGTTTAGGGTTGTGCTTTTTAATAATATACGCATAAATACTCAATTGTAAGTTATAATGATTCAAATTACAATCATCTAAATGACTTACTGGATTATACATCTTGCTAGTTATACCCTCCCAATTAGTAAATCCTTTTTCTTTTATCTCTTTATTTGTTTTGTAATCAGTAATATTTATATACCCATTTACAATCTCTACTAAATCAGCCTGTCCACATAAACCTGCTGACTTTAAATATACTAATAACTCAGGATAAATACCACTAACTAGCTTTTGATCTAATGCTATTTTAGCGCCTTCTTCATTAAACTCAGCTCTAAATATTGGTAGTGTAGAACCATATCTTTTTATATTATCAAACTCTATCATGTCTGCTTCTCTTTGATCATGATAGAAATTACCTAGTTTTATTGCTCTGTCTGTTTCATTTTTCCAGGCTTGTAGTATTTCTTTTTCTGTCATACCATACCACTTAGAACGTTTATTCTTAGAAGATTTTTTAGCTTGTGCTTTTGCATCAAACTTAGGTTTGAACATGCCTATAAAACCAGTAACACTGGTCCAATTTATTTTATCTTGGTCAGTGCTTTCATAAAGGTGACCTTCTTCTTTGAATACAATTGCCATCTTAGTAACTTATTGATGTATACCACATTCCATTTTGAGCATTTGTGTTATACGTTGTTTTATTTTCTTTATATATATAATTAATCATTATCTATTAATTTTTGTTCTTCTAATTCCGTAAGTAACGCTTCCCATTTTCCTGCTGGGCATTCTGATGACATAGATCTTGACTTCCATTTCATAGAACAACCACACAAAGAACAACAAGGCTGCGTACCTGGTGCCATACATTTGCTTCCTTCTGTATCAAACTCCTTACAGGACTTACATATTTTAATTCTAGATGCAGCAATTTTTTCTACATACTCAGTTCTAAAAATATCATTTTTAATGCCATCATAAATTTGATCTATGTTTTTAAGTGCATTTATATATTTACTTATTGGCATTTTTATTCTTTTTAAACTCCTTTTTGTTTTCTATATTTTCATCTATAATTCTCAAAGCAGATTGCATCTCTTCAAGTTTTTTATTTATTGCATATGTTTTTTCATATCCTTCATAAGTTCTTTTTCTCAAATTGCCAAGCATACTTTTATTTCTTTTAATAGCTTTTTGCAATTTACCTTTTCTAATAAAAAAAGTACCTAGACCATCAACCAGAATTCTGGGATACTCTAGTGTAGATAAAGATTTTCTAACTTTTGCATAATAAAAAGATATAAAATCTTCTACAACTTTAGGATGGACACCAACCTCTTTAGCTATTTCTTCCTTAAAGTTTTTGTGGCTCTTTGGTCTCACGTCCTAAAATCTTATAATCTAACAAAACAATTCCTTCAACTTGGACATTCATGTCACTATTTAAGTTTATTGTTTTCTTATTTACTCCATTTTTAATAATCAATCCTTTTTTTTCTGCTTTAGTTATTGCATTTCTTGCAGATTGATTGCTTTTGAAAATATCATTATCAGTCAAGTATATACAAAATTTTGTAAGTTCTACCCCAGCTTGCTTTGCTAGCTTAGTCAAAAGTTTTAAATCTGTATTACTTATATGTATATCATTAAAAAAACAGTGTGACAATATTTGATATGCTACGGTATCTTCTATTGTCACTTGCTTTTTAAAATCTACTTTATTTACTATTGCCATTTTACA